CTCGGGGGGCCTAGCGGCCCACCTCGGTTGCGACGCGAGCTTATACTCGCCCGTCTCACGACGGGTGTAGGAGTACTGACGTTGACCAGACGTCACATCTCCAGCTCGACAAGCCAGGTTCCGGAGGTTTTCGGAACCCATTCGCCTTTCCAGGCGAGGGGGCGCAAGTAGCGCCTCTAGCTTACGTTCGGTTGTAGCGTCAGCCACGAAACTGCCGTAAAGCACAGCTCCTTTGGCCGGATACCATTGACTCGGGACGAATGACTGAGACTTAAATGTCACTCGTTTGCCGGGTCGTGCGCTCCTCCATAGGATGTAATCGTCTGAGGGGGTCTCCCCCATCGCGATTCTTCTCCGTATCGAAGGTGGTATCCGTCGTAAGCAATGGAGAATAACAGCAGCAAAGCGCTTGTCAGTGCCAGAACTACCAGCACAACGACGAGCAGCCCTGCTGAGTCCATTAGCCAACGATATAAGTGACGCCACATCTGTAACTTCCTTTTTCTGAAAGTGAGGTCGAACGTTCGTTCCTAGCCACCAGTCCGCTCCGCAAGATTCACGGAACGGGCCCGTACTATACGACTTTCTGGCGTTAACCCAAAAGCCGCAAGCATCGAGCACCCGGTCGACGAGGGGGATGAACTCGGTTGGACATATAATGTCGTCCCCGAACACCACCACCTCGCCCGTTGGGCAGGCGCTCCGAACAAGAGCCCAAAATATCAGGGTCTCAAGCTCGAATGTGAAACCGTTCCCCATTGCACTGAAGCGATGGAGGTGCTGCCATTCCCCGTCCACCAAGACCTTATGGGTCCTTGTGATTTCCATGGCGTGAAGCCACGAAGGATTTCCGGATAGCAGCCAGCGAACTAAATTACTCGCTACGGTGTCACTCGCCGAGGAGAGGTCGCGTGTAGACAGGTATCCAGTGATGGATCCTACGCGTGCCAGCTCCCGATTGACGTCTTGACCAGTACTAAGGTCAATCTTGACGTCCATCAATCGGCGACCGATCATCACACCTAGCCCGCGTTGGGCGAAGGCGTTGATTAGGGGTTGTGTTTCAATTCCCCGATCGGTAAGCGCATCTTTTGGAACTGTCGCAAACTTGCCGCCTGGATGGACTGTGATGGCGAAACTACTCGTGCCATCATAGGTAATTGCATCCACCCAACCCTGATACTCTTCCAAAAAGTTCAGGGCGTACGGTAGGAACTCCGTCGTAGTTGACGGGTCCTCCGCGAGCTTCTCATACGCCGATTCGGCTTTCGAGCCCAATGTAAAACCGGGCCCGAACCGACAGCTTCTGATCCACTCTTCGACATCTAAATCGCCTAATAGCTTTGAGATTTTATATCGAGCGGAATAAAGGACCGCTTCGACATCCGGATCGAATTTGTAACGACCGGACTCAAATAGGCGAAATCGCTCATTGGTTTCGGCACAACGTGCTTCTGCCTTGAGCATTGATGTCTTCGCAGCCAGCGCCGTCTTCTCTGCGTTCCCTGGGAAGGGATATTTTCGCAGAAAGTCGAGCGCCTGCCTATCCAACGCGTAGTCATACGCGTTGGAGTAGGACTCGACATCCACTCTTTCAGAGACCAATGACGCAATGTCATCGTTTTCAAGGTGGGTAGCGAGCCTGCGGCTGAACGGGGTGTCCAAACCCTCGTACAGCCTTTTGGCAGCCTTTTTAATGTCGAATTTCACGACATTGAGGAGGTAGCGAACCTCCTCCGCATGTTCGACAGGTTGACCTGTCTCCACAGCCACTGTTATTTCCTTCAGTGTGCGTGGGGTTTCTTTTGCACGTCCCATGGAATAGCTCCATAAATTAACGTCGGCTTAGCGCCGGACGTCGGGGCCCTCTCTAAGAGGAGTTGGTTACCAAACCGACTCGCCGTCGTTGATCATGCTAGTAATAACAGCATGACCAACCAGTGCCACAACACGCTTACGCAAGTCCTCGGACTCGGTAGCGGTGGCGATCAACGGCCGCAAAAGATAAAACTCGCCGACCAGCTCATGCGAGAGCTCGCCAGTCGTTGCGTTGAGAATCGGGACCGTAAGACGGCCCGAGACACGACGAGCCGACTTCGTTTCGCGAATTCGGATCGACGCACGCGATTGGGCCGCAATGGCGGCGTTGGTGCGGTCTTGGTAGACCGCCTCTTCGCCAGTGACAACCTTTTGCGGGTTGTACAGAACTGCGGCGCCGGCCCCATTGAGGAGCGAGAGGTTTGCTGCTTGAGCCATGTGTTTCTCCTAAAAGAACAATTAACGGAATACATTGCGCAAGAGCGCAGCTGCATCTACCAGCCGTTTGGTAGTCAGAGCGTTGTGAAAGCTCAGTCCAAGTATAGGCGGCGTCGTCAATACGGTACGCGAGAAGTCGCGTTTAAACACAACCGCCTGAGCAGGCGTTTGTAGGGTATGCAGTCTACCCCCGTAATTACGATAATCTACAACTTCGTACTTTGTTGTCAAGCGACTTGTTCGCGTCTTAGACTCCCAACCAGTCAGGTATGTAACTCCTGTAAAGGCCGTGATCTGCTCCAAGACGTCGCTGACATTCACAAACCAATCGGCCACAAACGAGAGAGTAGTAAGCTCCCAAGCCAGCATAGCGGGGTTGTCAAGCCCGAGCTGCTGTAGTGTCGACGTTAGTGAATTTTGCCCGCGAACAACGTAACCAATTTCGCACCGAACAGTGCGCTCCTCTGTAAGTTTTAACCGGTAATTAACCGATTGCAGAAGATTGGTTGCGCCCCATGTACTCCAGCCGTTACCTTGCCAGTCGTATCCCCGTAAGGGCGAATAACGAACTGTCTTTTCACTGCCGGAGCCCCTAGCTTTGACAACGCGCACCAGGTTCTCTGGTGTACGCATCTTATCCCAGAGGAGGGTCATAGCTCCATAGGTGTCCCCCAACAACGGGGTCCACCCATACCGCCATTCTAGCCACAGAGATGCGGGGTCGACTTTCTTAGTTCGCTCCCAGTAATTTCTGCGACCCCTCGGTTCCTTGAAACCGAGGCCCCTACGTGCGCGGTCGAAAGCACGCCTGCGCTCAGCTGACGAAGCTGGCGCCCTACACCCTTTCTTTACCCAGGTGTAGGCATCGATGATCCGATGAGCTGTGTTGGCAAGCATATTGCAGGTCCGGTTTCCCAGGTCCCTGTTTCTGTCATAACCAACTTCGCCCATCATTTCACCGAGAGCCGTTCGGAGATCACGAACCTCCGCATTGCATTTCGCAATGGCCTTCGCTCTTAGCGATGAGTAGTTAATATCGCTAAGTGTTACACTCATGTACCCGTCCGAGTTGGCTTGGAGGCCAAAGTCATCTTGGTAAACCCATGAGCCTGGGGATAAAGGAGCTGATTGTGTATAGCTCATTACCCCAAGAGTGAATTGCTCCACATCAGTACGACTTGATGTGTAGGCGGTTGGGGCTTGGTAGCCCGCCGCCTTCAGAGCAGCTGCTCGTGCTTTACGGGTCCCATTCGTCGATCCATTTTGGGTGACCAATTTGGAATAACGTTGGGAATTAACAGTCACGGGCGAGCCCGTTCCAGTTCGTGACCCCGTATAGGGCAGTGATGTTGAGGTGTTTTTGTAGTAGACACCCATCACTTACTCCCTTCAGCTTCACCCTCCTGGCGTTTTGCAGCGCCAGCTACATGCCCCTGTGGCTTGTGGCCACTTCCGGACACGGGAGTGCGGTTAGAACCGCGGGACTTCAGTTTGAGAGACTTGGACAGCAACCTTTGCAGGTTTTGCCCGACGGCGTTTAGCGCCCTTTCGAGCAGCACCTTCATTAGTATGTTCATCCTATTCTCTCT